TTGTTCTCTTCTCTGTTGATATAAAAATTCTGTCTCACCTCCATCAAAATCATCATTCAAATAAACTTGAACAACAAACTGTCTGCGTGATACTTCTAATGCACCATTCTCATAATGCCACGCATGAAATCCTCCACCAGCTGGAATCTCTTTTAATTTAATATCATGCAGTAAAAATTTTCGTAAACCTAATACTCCAAATGCCTGTAGATATTCATCCACACAAGGTTTAAGTTTAGGAAAAATATCCTCTGCAAGTCTGCTTGATGAAGAGAAATCATACTCATGTGTGATATTTACTGTCTTATGATCTTCTCTTGCTAATTTATTTTTATCATAGTAGAGTAGGTGATTTTTTTCAAAAAAATGTATTCCCTCTATTATTCTCGTACAATCCTTTTTTGAGAAAGCACCACTATATCTTCTTATTAAATCAGTCTCAAATGCCATATACTAAAATCTAGTACTTTAATTATAGCACAGTCGTTGCGTTTTGCACACCATTAATACTTCCGTTGTTTGTTACATTGACAGTGAATCCTGTATTTCTTCTTATCGCTGCACCAGCAGACCCTCCAGCCGCACCCGCATAAGTTGATCCCTCACCTCCAGTTCCTGTAACTCCTGTCCCTGCTGCTTGTGATGCTTCACCACCTGCACCACCTGCACCAGAGATCGCTTCTCCATCATTATTTCGACCACTACCACCTGCTCCTCCTTCACTTATAGTACCTGCGTTTCCTGGCTGTCCATTAAGATTTGCGTTGATACCTCCACCACCACCTGCACCGGCTGGAATACCTGCTCCACCTCCTCCTCCACCACCAGAGGAAGTTCTTGTTGCTTCTTTATCGGTGTCGTATGCACCACCGCCACCGCCACCGCCACCGAATCCTGCTGTGATAACACCACCTGATGCAACATTGACTGTTGTGGGGTTGTATTGAATACCTAATCCAGATGTTCCAGACTCTCCTGCAACAGCTGCACCAGAAGCATTAGAACCTCTACCACCATCGCCACCAGCACCACCAATTCTACCCGAACCACCCACATCAACCTGTAGTGTTGTTGATGAATCCCAAGATCCAGTTCTTAATGCACAATGTTCGACTCTTGTTTTTTCTGATCCAATCTGTTGATTGACATGAATATGTACTTTTGTTCCTGATGAATTGCTTGGTCTTGTTTTATAATTACCAACCACATCTACATCATTTGACCCACCTGCATTATATCTATCTTTTGCCACTAATCTAGAACCACCTCTACCAGAGCCATAAAAATTAACTATTGTTTGTAATTTAGTGCTATAGAAATCACTAAATTTTATTTGTCCTGATGTTGGAACTGAACCACCACTCTGTGCATCAATCGAGTTGAACTGCAATGCACCAAAAGAAACGGGAAAGTTACCCTGCCCGTTCGTAGTTCGATATGAACCTAATCTTGTTTCAGGTGAGTGAGTATAACCAAATTCATTAGCGATATCTCTCGCTGATATTGGATTTGTTGGTGGATTACCACCTGATGCAGGTAGTGCCATTATTTTTTGAGTTCGTTGATTTCTGATTTAAGTTCTTTAATTGCTTCAATAAGGACTGGTATCAGTCTATCGTAGCGAACACCAATCGTTCCGTCACCTCTTTTTTTAGTCACACCGGGAAGTTTTAATTTCTCGACCTCTTGTGCGATAATTCCAGTATCACCACCTTCAAGTCCCCAGATTCCAGCATTTGATTTCCAATCGAATGTATTACCTGTGAGAGAACTAATCATATCTAGTGCATTATCAATCGGTGATACGTTTTCTTTCATTGTCAAGTCAGATGAACTAAATGCGATTACATCACCTGTGAATGTTCCTGTTCCATTTACAGACAAGTTATCATTTACTTGAACAGTACCACTATTAGAATCGAGAATAAGATTTCCAGTTGTTGTATCAATCTCATTGTCATCACTTCCGGGAGCTATTCTTATATTACCAAATATGCCACTAGCAGCAGTAATATCTCCACTGAAATTAACAGTCGCACCATTAACGTCACCTGTGATAGTTAAGTTATCATCAATAGTAACTGTGCCACTAGCAGAATCTAATGTTAATCCACCTGAGAGTGTATCAATTTCGTTACCATCAATTCTTACATTATCAATTTCTGCCTTTCCATTTACATCCAAAATATCATCTACAACAACTGTTCCACCTGCTGAGTCTAAAGTTAGATTACCTGTTGTGGTATCAATTTCATTATCATTTGCAACACCGATTCTAATATTACCATTGGTTGAACCTAGTGAACTGAGATCACCACTAATCACAACATTATCATTAATAGTGAGTGTTCCACCATCAGAATCAATAATAATATTTTGATTACTTATAGACCCAAGCATATTTGCTGTGGTAATACCAACTTTAAACGCACCGATCTCAGCACCACCATTGATGTCCATAAGACCAGCGAATGTTGATACACCAGTTACATTTAAGTTTCCAAGAGTTGTTCCTCCACCAACTGTAAAGTTCTCTCCAACATTAAGATTTCTCTCGATACCGACACCACCATCAGTTATGATAGAACCAGTATCTTTTGTATGAGACTGTGTTGTGTCTTTAATTTCAAGGGTGCTGTTTAACTTCATTGCACCATTGAATGTCACATCTTTATTGAGTTTAACAACTTCATTAAAGGTAACTGGGCCATCAAACTGTGTAAGAATAGTTCTTGATTTACCACCTTCAACTACAAGTCTCTCTTTAATAATTACCTCGTCAAAGATAACCGATAATCTTGATGGATCTTCACCTGTAACTGTTGGGATCGGAGCATCAAATGTTCTCTCCTGACCAGTCGCAGAACTAACTCTCTTGTTACCAATGAAGAAGTCACCTCTGTTGTTCATACCTGTGTAAACAACAGTACCACATGATCTCTCTTGTGACTGTGTTAGGAACTCTTCTCTTTCTGTAAGTGTTCTGACTTGAACCTGTGGTAGTGCAGTTGAGTAGTTACCGGGGCCAAATCCAAGATATTCAAATGTGTGACCTGATGCACGAATAATTGATGGTCTTCTGAACTCGATAGGGAATGGTCTTATCTTTCTTACCAATTCACCTGCGGTATGATCTTCTTGAATTGTTCCAAGTGAACCACGAATTACTGAGATTTCATTGTTACCAGTACCAGTAACATTTGCATCTCGAACTCTTAATATCTCATTACCAATCTGAACATAAGAACCAAGATCAAATCTTGCAGTGGTTCCAACACCTACGTTTGATAGATTAACTTGAAGTGTTGTTCCTGTTGTGACATTCGCACCAAGAATAAATGTTTCCCCATCATAGAATGATAGTCCTCTTGAACCTATATTCTCATTCTCTTTATCAGATGCTGGTGTGGCAGCAGTCATACCATCACGAAGAATGAGTGATGGATTTGTTAATTGATTTGTAGTAGTTGCTGAAAATGATGTTGGATTAATTACGTTCTTAACAAAGAAATTACCAATATTATTGTTGCTTGTATCAACTATTCTAAATTGATTACCAACGATTAATCCATGTCCTGATGTAGTTGTAAACGTAGTGATACCAACTGTGGCATCAAATGCAGGTGTTCCTGTTATGCTTGCTGCAGGGCCTTGATTTATCGCAAACTGTCCAGCGACTATATCTGGATCTCCTGTAGTTACTGCGATAGAAACAGATGTTGATGACCTGATAGATGAGATAGACACAACATTGTCACTTACAGTTCCTATACCAGTGATCTGTAATACGTCACGAACATTAGTTGAGATACCAGATAAAACAACAGATACCTTTGCACCTGAACCACCTGTGAACGAATTATCAATATCTAATGTCTCAGCAGTATAACCAGAACCACCTTCAATAATCTCGACAGCTGATACTGCGTTACTTGCTACAGTTACTTTTGCTGTCGCACCATCCCATGTGGTTGTGCCTGTATTAAACAACTTAACATTATGGTACACACCATTTGTTAATCCTGATCCACCTGTAATAGTATTAATAGTTTTTATTGATCCAAAACCATGTGGTCTGTCAAATGTTAGTGTTGTATGTCCAACACCCATTGCACCACCGGTGGCGATACCAGAGATTATTTTTCCATATCCAAAATCTTTTACAACTTTATCTAATGCTTCTCTGGTGATACTCTTTCTTTGATCGTTTGTTGATACATCACCGATTGGATCTCTCTTTGCGAAAGATTCTGATGCTGCTGGATTGGAATGATTATTATCTCTATCTAATTGTGGATAAAGATCAACAACATTTTGTCCAAACTTTAAATCAGTAAATTCTGTTGTTACTGGATTATCAGCATGTAAAACAAACAAGTGATATACACCATCTTGTACATCCTTGATGTATGGAGTTATTGTATCATTTCGATAAATGTAGTAATTACTTTGTAGGTCGTTTCTCTCAAATCTAGGAAGTGTCGTGACACGATTTGAAATATCATTTGTAAAATTACCTATGGTATGTGTTACACCATCTGTGTCTGTGGTGGGATATGTAAATGTTTTATCATCTATAATTCCAGACACAAGGAATGATCCATTGTAACCCTTATCGAAAACACCAGTTGTTGTTCCTTGATTGTCAGTTACATTCTTAACAAATATTCTCTCTCCGACTTTAAGATCATGTGGCACATCTGCAATCACTGTGACAGTTCCACCAGATCTTGAACATGTGCTTATAAATCTAGAGTTTCTATCAAAATCAAAATCATTTGATGTGATCGTAGGGGTAGTGAAGTCAGAGGCAGCTCTTACACCTGTGGAACTTGACTCCTGAATAATAAATCCCTCTTCAGGATTCTTTGCATTGTCACTTTCTTTTGGAACTACAACTCTTAACTTATAAATCTTTTCATCTAGTGATCTTTCATCTGGAACTCTTTTTATGAATGATACTGGTGTATTTGCACCAAGAGCTCCAACACCTAATTGTGATAATGCTGTGTAAATCTGGTTATTATTTTCTGCGTGAATGAACCAATTAGAGTTACCAGCATCAAATTGGATCGGTGATCCTATATCACCAGATGCTTTATCTGAAACACGACTTTCGACTTTAAGTTGAGATCCACCGAATATAGTAATCGCTATCCCTAATTCAGCATTTGTTTTTGATGATGCAACTTTAATTTTTGTGCTTGATACTCTAATAGCAAAATATACTATATTCTCCTCTAGACTCTCTGGTAAATCACCAGAGTCACTTAAAACTCGTATTTTTTCACCAGTAAGTAAAGTATGAGTTCCAAGAGTTAACTCATTATTTGTTGGGCCTGAACTTACTCCAAATGTTTTTATACTACTTGTATCTCCTAATGCTGCTGCTGTTCCTGAGTTTGGAATTAAATTGTCAACCATCAATAATGGTGCTTCACTTGTACCATAACCTGATGCTGCTGCAATTGAAAAATCAACAAACAATTTATCATCTGTCTTAGCACCAACACGATAACCTTGAATAACAACAGGTGGAACATTATCTTTTGTATTGAATCCAAAGAGATAAAGATGACTAGAGATACCAACTGATGTGGTCAAACCAACATCAAGTCGCTGCCAATCAATATTAGTCTCTGATGATAAGATCGCTTTTGGTGTAATAACATTAGTTACAAATGCTGCATTATCTTTTGTAAATGCTTCTTTCTTAAATCCATCAGATGCAATCGCAAATTGTCCAAAGTTTGAGTTAGAGTTTGTAACTGAAGCATCAGCACCTGTTTCTGCATTAAAGTGCTTATTGAAACCAATAGCAAACACTGATACAATCTGCATGACCGCATCATTACTCAATTTGATGTGAGTTGTCTCAAAACCTTTACGATAGACAGCGTTAGAGTCTAAATGATATACAGTAGTTGCATCCACTGAAGAAGATTTTGCTGCTAGTTCACCACCAGTTTGTTTAACAATTCCAATTCCCTGATAAGATCTCGATGATGCATCATATTTAACAAATGCTCTATCATCTTTTTGAAGGGATATAGCAGTGAACTGAGCAACAACCATTGATTTAAAACCAGTGGCCTTATTACCATCAGCATGCATACCATTCATACCATATACAGATCTTAATGATATATTAAAGATATATGGTGAAGCACCTGATACTGTATCAGTTTCTATAGTAACTGTGGCATTTGATGAATTACCTGTTGCTGGTAAGTCAGTGTCAACAAATGGAAGTAAATATGTAAATTGAGTTTCACTTATTACATTTTGTACTTTTGTTGAAAGGTTGTAATCACGGGCAGCGTCAGGAGAAACACCTTTAATCTTGATTGGTGTATTTGTAGTTAATCCATGTGCAGTGGCAGTTGTGACTGTAACAACTGTGCTTGGTGTAGATCCATTACCTGAAATAATACTAGCAATATTAATAGGATCTGAAGCAAATGCACCAACAATTTCAAATTCTGGTCTTTGTGGAGCAAATCCTAAATCATTTGCAGGAAATCTATCAACTTCTCTAATAGTTCTGTTAGGAACACTATTGAATGAATTAGATAGTTTACTGTAATAGATATCTAAATCTGTTAAATCGAATCTTGTATCAATATTGACACCATCAGCATATTCAAAACAAGTTAATTTGTGGTGAGAAAATGTTGGAGTTGATCTGTTTGTCGCACTAAAGTCTACAGGGTCTGTAAAAACTGTTCCAGATTCATCACCATCAAATATAGAGAACTGCCAGAAATAACATGTACCTGTTAATCTGAATATTGCTGATCCTGCAACAGCACTGTCTGTTGGGTTAGGAACATATTTTGGTCTTATCTTTGTCTTCCTTAAATCTAATCCAACAAGTGATGTACCACGAGGAACTATGACACCACCATTAATACTGTTATACTTATATAATTGATTATCTTCCTGAGTTAAGTCAAAGTTTGAAGTTAAAGTTAGAGATAATGTTTCTGATGCTGAACTTTCTGTACCTGCAGGGGATACTGCTGTTGCTGTAGAACCAACTGCTTTAATACCAAAACCGGGTCTATTATCAACTATATGCTCACCGGGAAAAAGTAATATTGTTGTCTTCTCGATTATATCGTTATTATTTCCTTCTACATATGAAAATCTAGCAGACTCCAATAGGGCCCTTTGGATTGTCTTGAAAGGTTGTGCTAATGAATTACCTTGATTCGATATACTATCAGTTGCATCAAGATCATTTGGATTTACATAGAGAATCTTACCCTCAGTATTCTTTATGAAATTCTCTAACTTATTAAGTGGCATCGCTCATCTACAAAGTATGTCTTCTATCTATTTATTCCCTTTCTGCCTTTGGATTTCAGAACGGATCTCTGCTTTTCTTGCTGCTGCTTTCGCTGCTGCTTGTTTTACTGCTGCTCTCTTCTGTCTTAGATCGTCTGTGGCGACATCTCCCTGATGCACTTCTGATTCAGATGCTTTTGGTTTAGATGGTGTAGAGTTAGTAGTTTTATATTTTGCGACAGCAGCCTTCTGTCTTGCACGAAGTGCTGCAACCTTATCTGCATCCTCTGAAAATTGATTAAACTTTTTCATCTGGTTTTTTTCTCTTTCTAGTTTTTCTATCTCTTTTTGGAACAGTAACAATATCCGAATACATTATCATATCATCTTCCATGAACATCTTTACAACATCAAAGACATCCATAAATTCTTGAGTTGAATCGCAGTAAACAACTTGAACATCTCCCTCATCACTTAGTATTGTAAAAGATCTTGAACATATATCTATAACCGTTTTGACCACAGATGCATCGTTCATAGGAGACTCCTTTTTTTATATCATAACATATATAGGGTTTTTAGTCAACCTAAGTTTTCATGATATAACATAAAGCATAAAATGGTGGTCGGTTTTCGTGTGATTGTCCACCACCTGTATTACTCATAGTAAATGTAGTTGCAGGATATCCTCCAGCACCACCAAAGTTAATGCTTGTTTGACCACTAGAGGGGAATAATTTAGTATTATCCACAGATGTATCATGTTTATGACTAGGCATTTGATTAACTGTTAATGTTACACTCTCAGAACCACCAGTATCATTGATATCATAGTCATTATTAGTGGGGTGATGACCAACAACAAATCTCCCTCTTAAGTCAGGAGTTCCATTACTACCATCACAAAGAACAAAACCAGTTGGTATTGATGCTACAGTGCTATTCCACATAATTATCATACCCTGAACAAAAATACTATTACCAACAACTTGTCCAGCCTGTATGTTTGTAATACTTGAACCATCCCCTGCTAAGTTGGTTGCAGTTAAAGTTCCGTTTATTGTAGTGGTAGATGCAGTAAGATTTCCTACAGTTATGTTAGGTGATCCAGTTAATCCCTGTGCATTTTGTGCTGTCGTAACAGTTGTTGTCAAAATATTTGTGCTAGGATTATATTTTAATCCAGCATCAACACGATTAGGTAAATTACCACTTGACCCACCAAAAAATGAAACAAATTGATCTGAGTTATCAGAGTTTAAGTTAACACCTACGTTGATAGCGTTCGCTACACTCGTAGTATTTGCTGCTATCCAATTAGTTCCAGATCCTGTTGATGATAGCAATTGACCTGAAGTTCCAGCATCACCGCTTGAATCCAAGAGTGTACCCTTGACATACAAATTAGTATTGACAGTCGCAATGCCTGTGACATCAACATTCCGTACAGTTATCTCATCAACTGATATATCTCCAGCAAAAGTCGTAACACCTACAACTTGTAGATTTGATATTTCGATAGTTCCTGATTTTTTGAAATCATAGTCAAGTGTATCTAAGATAAAAACATTATCAAAGACTGTATTACCGTCAAATACTTCAGCTTGATCTCGTAGGTCTGGTATATTT